TGACATCACTAGCTGGGTCAACATTGATTATATGTTTGATCTTGTTCGTGATTACATAGACGAAGCTGACTACCATTGGTCAGATCATGGAGACTGATGCGATGGACAAAAGCCGTATAAAAGAATTCTTTTTTCTTTTGCGTCACTCACCTGAGTATTTGTATGCTTTGGTGATAGTGACTTTCTTTTCTATTGGCATTCTTATTGGTAATTATATTAAATTAGGAGAGATCTTTTGAAAAAATATATTCATGTTAATCAACATAAAATCCGTGCAAATAAGAAGCATGGTACGGACGAGCCTGTAATTACAATTAAAGCAGGACGTAGTAATACTTACTGTCACGAGGTCGAAATACTTGGTAACAGTGTGATAAAATATAGCGGCAACGGCAAGCCGATATTATCCTGCGGTGCGCGTGTTGTTATTGAAACCGAATCCGATGTAAAAATTGTGAGGTAACGATGAGCATTGATGACGCAACACCAGAAGAATGGGACAAGGCCAGATCTAAAACTATAACCGGAAAACTTTTCCATCCTGAAGATAAACATCATCCGGTTACTAAACCCCAGCACTACAACAAAGGTGGGATAGAAGCTATTGATTATATTAAACAACAGCTTGGCCCCGGCTTTGGAGACTATTGTGCTGGGAATGTTATGAAGTATCTTCATAGATTTAAATACAAAAATGGAGTGGAAGATCTGAAGAAAGCACAGGTCTATTTAAGTTGGTTGATCGAGGATCAAACAAAGTGAAGAAACTTCTTAAGCGTCTTAAACAAGACAACGAATTTTATTACTCTGATATACATGGTCGCAGGCATTATGCTAATGTTATGGCGGCAGGCTTGGAGCTTGCTGACTACTTCAAACTTAATCCAAAACTCTTTAAGTACTTTGCGTATCTCCATGATTCTTGTAGAAAAAATGAAGGCATTGATCCTCAACATGGTCAACGTGCGGCAGAGTATATTGAATCTGTGAAACATTTAATTGATTTGTGTACAGCAGAGCGTTGGATGTTGCAATCAGCTTGTGCTATGCACACATCTGCAAAACCGTGGGACGGACATAAATATACTTTGTTTGAGAAATGTGCTTTTGATGCAGACCGCTCTGATATAGGGCGTGTTTGTTTTGCTGTTGATCCAGCATATTTATTTACAACACGAGGCAAGGAACTTTTTACTGATGAATTTAAACAGGCTTGTGCGTAGCGCGTCAAATGATGAAGACTATTGTTCATATATAATAAAAGAAATTGATACTCGTCAATGGACAATGGAACAAATATTTAAATTATGGGAGGAGGCAAAGCAATCTGATCTAACAGTATCACAATTTATTGAACAACACAAGAGGAGTGAACATGAACTTTGATGACTATCAAATAGCCGCCGCATCAACGGCGCTGTACAAAGATAAGTTTTATCCGATTGCATCTTTGATGGTGGAGGCGGCTGAGTTATCCGACCTCTTTATCAAGCCGATGTTGCGGGGAGATAACCGCAAAGTAGAACGCCAAGATGTAATCTCAGAAGCCGGGGATGTGCTATGGAATCTTGCCATGATCCTGAAAGATCACGGGGTTGACTTGTCTGAAGTAGCCGCGTATAATCTCTCTAAACTCCAAAGTCGTGCTGACCGTGGAGTGATTCAAGGATCTGGAGGTAATCGTTGAAGATTATTAAAGGTAATTTTGGTAGTAATACAAAAAAATCTTTAAGTGAAAAAGTCACTGAAGGATTAGACACACTTCAAAAGTCTGAAAATACCGATGAAGTTTTAAGATATCCTTTTATTTTAATTGTTGACACGGGTGAAGACTTAAAAGTTGTGTCCGATGTTGAGATGGAAAAGTTTAATTTAATGATAGACTTAGTAAAGATGACTGTTCTTACTGGCAATTATGATTAGGGGGAGGTGTGGAGGAGGAACCATTTAATATTGAAGATGCGTTGTGTCGGGCATTTGTTATGGGCTTAGGTACTAGCCTGCCCTCACCACAAGCAATGAAGAATATGATTAGTTGGATTAATATTCAAGCTCGTAAAGAGCAAGAACAATTGTCAACTGATTATGTGTATAAGTGCATTCCGCGCTACATTACTTTTCTTTTTAATAAATCGTAGGAGATTTAACTATGGCTCTTGTTGAAGGTGTTGCATATTGGGCATCCGTTACTACACCAAACACAACTTACACTCCGGTGTATACTGTGAATCTTGTGGTGACTGATGAAGTCGCAAATGATTTTAGATCGCGTGGCTTCACAGTTAAAGATATGGAAGAAGGCCCTGCACTTCTTATCAAGCGTAAAGTAAACGGCCCTAATGGAATGATCCGACCAGCACCAAAGCTGTTGGATCAAAACAAACAGCCGTTAAATACCAGTGTTGGCAACGGCAGTAAAGTTAAAGTACAGTACAAAGAGTGGGAGTCTACTTGGAATGGTACTGTATACAAAGGCTTGGACTTTCAAGCTATGCAAGTGCTTGAGTTGGTAGAGTATGCCAGCCCTGACGGTGCAGAGTTTGATATTGTTGACGGCGAAGATGGAGATGAACTCTGATGTGGAGATACACACACGAGGACAAAACTTATGACGTTGAACTGTTGTCTGGCGAAGGTCAGGCAACATTTCAGCTTTTAGCGACTGTCCAAAATCGTATTGATAATTTTCAATCTGATCTTACTATTGCTCAAGCGGCGGCAGTCGCATTACACCAAAAGATGCAAGAGTATTTAGATGAATCTGCAATTGTCGAGGACAATGCTACGGAGGAATAAACATGGGCGACTTTGTGGCCTATCAAAAACCTTGTCCAAGTTGCGGAGGCAGTGATCCTGTCTCCGTAAATTCAAACGGTTCTGCAAAATGTTTTAGTTGTGGAACCTTTTTCAAAGACTACGAATCTGCAATGGGAGGCAACGTGGCAGACTTCAATAGCTTTAAAAGATCTAACGACAATACTCCCTTCACCAACAGCGTTTATCACGCACTCACCGACAGATCTATCTCTCTTGAAACCGCAAAGAAATTTGGTGTTCGTTCAGTCAAAGACGAGCAGGGCAATATTATTCAGCATCACTACCCTGCATACATTAACAATGAAGAAGTTGCTACGAAGGTTCGCAATGCAGATAAAACATTTACTTGGTCAGGCTCACCCAAGGGAACTGGCCTTTTTGGTCAGCAAGTGGCGCAGGCGGGTGGCAAATATATTACGATCACTGAAGGTGAATGTGATGCTATGGCGGCATACGAACTTCTGGGGAGTAAATGGCCGGTTGTATCTGTTAAGAATGGAGCACAGGGCGCGGCACGGGATGTCCAAGAAAATCTTGAGTTCCTTGAATCGTTTGATACGGTGGTTATTTCTTTCGACAACGACAAGCCCGGAAGAGAAGCCGCCAAAAAAGTGGCGCGTATTATCAAACCCGGAAAGGCAAAGATACTTACGCTCCCTGCTGAGTTCAAAGACCCTAACGAAATGCTCAAGCTGGGTCATCACAAAGCTTACGTTACTGCGTGGTGGGCTTCAAAACTTTACACACCGTCTGGGATTTTAAACGTCAGTGAAGAGCGTGAAAATTACAAGAAGCGTGAGCGCAAAGAATCTATTCCGTATCCTTGGAGTGGACTCAATGTAAAACTGGACGGCTTGCGGCAGGGCGAATTGATTACATTGACGGGCGGCACAGGCTTGGGTAAGTCTAGTGTTACTCGTGAGCTTGAACACTGGCTCATCACTAACACCAACGACAAGGTAGGTATCATTGCTCTTGAAGAGGATTGGCGTAGGACTGTCGATGGTATCTTATCTATTGAGGCTAATGCTCGACTGCATATTGACAGCGTTCGCGCTCAGTTTAGTGAAGAAGAAATCGACAACTTCTTTAATGTTCTTTATGACGGGCAAAATAAAAATCGTGTATTTGTCCACGCCCATCTTGGCATGAACGATGTCGATAGTGTCTTTAGTAAACTACGCTTTATGGCAATGGGCCTTGAGTGTAAGTGGATAGTATTTGACCACTTGCATATGTTACTGTCGATGACAACGGATGGTGACGAGCGACGAAATATAGACGCCATTATGCACAACTTCAGAACGCTGGTTGAAGAGACAGGCGTTGGCCTAATACTTGTGTCTCACCTTAGAAGGATTGATGGTAATCGTGGACATGAAAATGGTATTGAGACAGGACTCAATCACCTACGCGGCTCACAGAGTATTGCTCAGTTGTCTGATTGTGTTATATCTTTAGAGCGCAACCAGCAATCAGAAGATCCTGTTGAGGCCAGCACCACACGAGTACGTGTACTCAAGTCTAGATACACAGGCGATGTCGGTTTAGCGACACACTTGTTTTACGACAAGGACAGTGGTAGGCTCAGTGAGATATCAATGGAAGTAGAAGATCAAAATGAGATTGAATTATGATTGGATGGGTAATAGTATTAGCAGTGTGGATGACTTATATTGAAGTCGAACACCCTAACCGTATGCACGAAATAGAAGCTGAGTCTAATTATGAAGAGCATAGTATTTGATATTGAGGCTGACAGTCTAGAGCCTACAAAGATTTGGTGTATTGCCGCAGTCGATCCTGACTCTGGTGAAACTAAAACCTTTGGGCCGACTGAGATTGTCAATGGCCTTGCATATCTTACGACTGCTGATAAGCTTATAGGCCATAATATTATTGGCTATGATCTTCCAGCAATCAAGAAGATACACAACATAGACTTAACGGAAGGGCGAGCGATTGTAGATACCCTTGTACTTTCTCGTTTATTTAACCCAACACGAGAAGGCGGTCATAGCCTTGAGTCTTGGGGCTATCGCATTGGCCTACAAAAAATAGACCATACAGATTTTGGAGAATACTCTCCAGAAATGTTGAACTACTGCCGTAACGATGCGGTATTGAACGCTAAGATGTTTAACAATCTTAAGTCAGAGTCTCGCGGATTCAGCCGACAGTCAGTTGTACTTGAACACGAGACACTAAAAATTATTGCAGATCAAAGGGAGCGTGGCTTTCTTCTAGATGTTAAGGCCGCAACGCTACTTGTTGCTGAACTGACTGATCGCCTCAAGGAAGTAGAACGTGAGGTACAGAAGACCTTCAGGCCCAAGCAACTAAAAACCATTCTTCTACCACACTTCACCAAAACAGGTGCGCTATCTAGGATGGCCCTTATCCAAGGCTCAGAAAAGAAAAGCCGACTGACACAAGAAGAATATGAAGAGCTTGCAATCAAGCGTAAAGCTGTACGTATTGAAGAAGTTCCTTTCAACCTTGGCTCACGTAAACAAATTGGTGAATATCTAATTGACTTTGGGTGGAAGCCACAGAAGTTTACGCCTACAGGACAGCCAATTGTAGATGAGTCTACGCTCAGTAAAATTACAGATATACCTGAAGCTACACTTATCGCAGAATATCTTTTGCTTCAAAAGCGTATTGCTCAAGTAACTTCATGGCTCAAGGAAGCGCATGACGATGATCGTGTGCGTGGCTTTGTCAATCCTAATGGAACTATTACAGGCCGCATGACACACAACAGCCCCAATATGGCACAGGTTCCTAGTGTTTCCGCACCCTACGGCAAAGAGTGTCGAGCTTGCTGGACTGTACCAGAGGGCTATAAGCTAGTCGGTATTGATGCTAGTGGTCTTGAGTTACGAATGCTTGCACACTACATGAAGGACGAGGACTTTAAAAATGAAATACTGCACGGAGACATACACTCAACTAACCAAAGACTTGCAGGGCTTGAATCAAGAAATCAGGCAAAAACATTTATATATGCACTCCTATACGGAGCAGGAGATGAAAAACTTGGCAGTGTGGTTGGAGGAAACAAACGAGATGGTGCGAAACTTAGAAAGCGTTTCTTCGATAATCTCCCTGCATTTAAACATCTTAAAGACGCAGTTGGACGAGCGGCTTCAAAAGGTTTTATCAAAGGACTAGATGGACGCAAGCTTTATATACGCTCTGAACACGCCGCACTGAATACATTACTACAAAGTGCTGGCGCTATTGTTATGAAGCAAGCTATGATAAACTTACACCGCAACATAAAACTTAATACTCTTGACGCACACTTTGTCTGCAACGTCCATGATGAATGGCAGATAGAAGCTATAGAAAAACAATCTGATTGTGTGGGTCAGTTGGGTGTAGATGCTATTCGTAAAACGGGGGAAGAGCTTGAGCTTTTCTGTGAGCTTGACGGCGAGTACAAGATAGGAGATAACTGGAGTGAAACACACTAAAGTATATACTTTGTGGGGAAATATGTACGCCTCTGATGGTGTTTATCTTCCAGATGAAATCACATCAGGAAGCTATGTACATTGTTGTTGCACACAAGACCGCGAACAATGGATAGAATATAATGGCACATATATTACTGCCTATGATTCAAAAACAGACAAGCATTACGATATATCAGACGATGAGTTTTATGAAGGCTTAGATGAAGATGCTCCAATGGCAGAAATATATGATGCTTTTGATTTGGGGCCGGGGACTAGGAGAATAATAAATGGTAAAGAGTGTGTATATTGGACTGATGGTATGTGGATTTCTAGAGAAAGGGTGGAATTAGATGAACGCCCAGCATGAGCCTAACAGAGTCGGTGACCTAGCAGAACACTATGCCGTTACATGGCTATGGGACAACGGCTACCATGTGTTCAAGAACTGTGGATGCACAGGGCCAGTGGACATTGTTGCCATGAACCCAGAAGGCGAGATCACTTTGATAGATGTGAAGTCTTATAAAGACGGTAGGCTCTCTGCAAAGACTTCACTTCAAAAAAAACTTGGTGTACAGTATCTACACTACAACTCAAGGACACGGAAGTGTCGATTCGTAAGGCATAGGAAATGAAACTTGACACATTGATTGACGATATATATGGACAGCTTTCAGCTTTATCCGAAGGCCGTGAATTTAATTTATCAGATGAAGATCTAGACTTTACTGTAGCACGTATCAAAGATTCCATCATGGCTTGGGCCAGACCATCTGAAAGAAACTCAGAGTTTACTCTGCGTATGTCTAATGTTGGTCGCCCCACCCGACAGCTTTGGTACGAACAAAATCTACCGGCTGAAACGTCATCTCCCGCCCCCGCTGTACAAATTAAATTTCTCTACGGACATATTCTAGAAGAAATTCTTCTGATGCTTGTCCGAGCCGCAGGCCACAAAGTTACTGACGAACAAAAAGAAGTAACGGTCAAAGGCGTGAAGGGCCACATTGACTGTAAGATTGATGGTGAAGTGGTCGATATTAAGACGGCATCTAAGTTCTCGTTTAACAAGTTCCGTGAGGGACGGCTACGAGAAGACGATCCTTTTGGTTATATGTCCCAGCTTGCAGGCTATGAAGAGGCTGAGAAATCCTCTGAGGGTGGCTTTCTTGTAATCAATAAAGAAAGCGGCGAGTTATGTTTATATCGCCCAGAAGATCTTGACAAGCCCAGCATCAATACTCAAATACAAAACGTAAAGAAAGCGTTAAAGATGGCTACGCCTCCACCGCGCTGTTATGAGTCTGTGCCTGAAGGAAAGAAAGGCAACATGAAGATCCACCGCAACTGTAACTATTGCCCTTATAAATTTGATTGTTATAAAGATGCGAACAACGGTACGGGCCTGAGAGTTTTTAAGTACGCGACCGGCTCTGTATATTTAAGCCATGTTGAAGTAGCGCCAAGGGTAGAGGAAGTTTATAATGAACAGACGCCTTTCTAAAAAAATAAACCAGAAGACAATTGATATTTTTATTGAGTGGCTGAGTAGTGTTATCTCTGAAGAAGAAGCCGCCAAGCTTGTGCGTAAAAACTATAAACAATACGTACCAGAGAACGCTTACTTTTACAAGCAAGGTGTACATAGAAATTCTTTGTTTACACCCCGCTGGATAAAAAGAACTTTGAAAAGAAAGTTTAGGCAGACCCCACAAAAAGATATAGACAGTTACTGTATGGCTGATCTAAAATGAAAGGGCTGACATTGGAGGCGCTAATATTTTTTTGCGCCAAACAGTTAGCAGAAGAAGAAACCATAGACGATGACTTATTATTTGAGTTGTATGCTATATTAAAAATTCACTTTGAAGGAATACCCACAGTACATTGAAACCAAAAATAAAAAAAGGATATAGGAAGGCTCGCGTTAAACGCCCCGTCGATAAAGCACCTGTGCGTGGATATGATTCTAATTGGGAGTATGAGTTACACTCAGGCATCCTAAATGAATGGAAGATTCATTCTGAACAAACCGCTTATATTGTTGAGCATACTTATCATCCAGACTTTATCCGCGAGATAGATGGAAAGAAAATATATCTAGAGGCGAAGGGGCGCTTCTGGGATCATAATGAATACAATAAGTATGTGTGGATTGCAAAAGCTTTACCAGAAGATATTGAACTGGTCTTTTTGTTTGCTGACCCCAATGCACCAATGCCCCAAGCAAAGCGTCGTAGAGATGGTACAAGACGAAATCACGCTGAGTGGGCCTCTTCTAAAGGCTTTAGATGGTTTTCTGAGGATAGCATCCCAGAAGATTGGATAGATGTTTCAAAGAGAGGAAGCATAGGTGATGATGAATGATCGCAAGCGGGAGCGACTAGAAAAGTTCAGCCGCCATAAAAGAAAAAAGCACGAAGAAAAAGATGAAGCCCGATTTAAACCACTGAAGAAAAGAAACAAATATAAATTAAATATTAATGACCTAAATGTTATTGATGATATGGAATGAAAACACCCTGTATTTCTGTATGTAAAACAGAGAATGATGTTTGTGTTGGTTGTCATCGGACACTAGCAGAAATTATTTTTTGGTCTAATTACACTGATGATGAACGTGATATTATAATGAGGAGAATTATTATGAGCGAAGCAAGTCTTGCTAAAATTAATGAACGTCTTGAAGTCTATCGTTATTCAAATGGCTATATGGTAGAGGTTTCTGGTCGCTCTGAAGATGGCGATTGGGCCAGTAAAAAAATGATTTTTGCTACGGCTGATGAAGCCTATGACTTTGCAAAAGAAATGCACACATCACTTCCACTTGATAACTGAGGTTAAAGATGAGTACCTTTGAAACAAATGAGCTTGGTTCGTATGAGTCTTATATTCACAAGAGTCGTTACGCTAGATATCTTCCACGCGAAGAACGCCGCGAGACATGGGAAGAAACAGTTAATCGTTATGTAAATTATTGGGGTGACAAGCTTAATGTAGACGAACAAAAAGAAATCTACAAAGCTATTCATGGATTGGAAGTTATGCCATCCATGCGAGCCTTGATGACCGCTGGCGAAGCTTTAGATCGTGACAATGTAGCAGGCTTTAATTGTAGTTATCTTGCTATTGATAGCCCTCGTGCTTTTGACGAGATGATGTATGTACTTATGTGTGGTACAGGCGTTGGCTTCAGTGTTGAAGAGCAGTATGTCTCTAAACTTCCAGAGATTGCAGAGGATTTTCATGCAACAGATACAGTCATACATATACCAGATTCAAAAATTGGATGGGCGAAATCGTTTAGGGAATTGGTTTCGTTGCTGTATTCAGGTCAAATACCAGAATGGGATACATCTAGAGTTCGACCTGCGGGTTCCAGCCTTAAAACTTTTGGAGGTCGAGCAAGTGGCCCAGAGCCTCTTGTTGAACTCTTCAAATTTGCAGTTAGATTATTTAAAGGAGCGGCTGGACGAAAGCTTACGCCCCTTGAATGCCACGATCTTTGCTGTAAAATCGCTCAAATAGTTGTTGTAGGTGGGGTTAGGCGCTCTGCGCTTATCAGCCTATCTGATTTATCGGATGATGATATCCGTCAAGCAAAGCACGGTGCTTGGTACAATACAGAACCACAGCGTGGCCTTGCAAATAACAGTGCCTGCTATACTAGCAAGCCTTCCTTTAATTTATTTTCTAACGAATGGAGTAGCTTACATGAATCACAAAGTGGAGAACGAGGAATATTCAGCCGTGCGGCTAGTAAAAAACAAGCTTCAAGAAACGGTAGACGAGATAGTGACAGAGATTTCGGAACGAACCCATGCAGTGAAATCATCCTTAGACCAAATCAATTCTGCAACCTTTCAGAAGTTGTCGTCAGACCGAAAGATACACTTAACACTCTTCGGAGAAAAGTACGAATTGCGACTATCTTGGGTACTCTCCAAGCCACGCTCACGGACTTCCGCTACCTAAGAAGTATTTGGAAAACTAATACAGAAGAAGAATCTTTGCTGGGCGTTAGCCTTACTGGTATACTTGACAATCCTCTTATGACTTTAGAGAATAAGAATCTTGATAAGCTTCTGACAACTCTGCGTGATGAGGCTATCGAGACTAATAAAATCTGGGCAGAAAGATTAGGTATTCCTCAGAGCGCGGCTATAACTTGTATTAAACCTAGCGGCACGGTTTCACAGATGGTAGATTCTGCATCAGGCATCCACGGACGCTATGCCCCTTATTATATTCGTCGGGTCAGGGCTGATGTAAGAGATCCACTGTGCAAGGTCTTAGAAGACGCTGGTGTGCCTTGTGAGCTTGATAACTTCTCACCCAGTACTAAGGTATTCTCCTTCCCTAAGAAGGCTCCAGAGGGCGCTGTGTTCGCCTCAGAGCAGTCTGGTATGGAGCAGTTAGAACTATGGGCCGCATATCAAGAACATTGGTGTGAGCATAAGCCCAGCATTACTGTATACTATCGGGACTCTGACTTCCTTGAGATTGGAAATTGGGTATACAATAACTTTGATACAGTCTCTGGTATTAGTTTCTTACCGTATGATGAACACACATATGCTCAAGCACCATACGAGCAGATCACAGAGAAAGAATACAATCAGATGATGAAGGGATTCCCAGAAGAATTTAATTGGGATCTTAATGAGTCAGATGATTTTACTGAGGGCGCTCAGACACTAGCTTGTGTTGGCGGTGCTTGCGAACTCTAATGGCTCAGACGGATGCAACAATAATAGGCTTCCGCATCCTGATAGATTCAGAAGGGCTTTTTGTCACCGAAGCTACTGAACTTCCTGACGAACATATCGCTAAGATATTTCGTGAAGAAGAAACTCAGATACTGGTTCGTGCGGCAATAAAGTCCTTTAAAGAAAACACGGGGGATATGCACTCTAAGATTGAAGCAGACATAGATGCTATTAACAGGATACTCTAATGATTAGGTTTATTCTTTTTTTAATTCTATCTTATAGTGCTGTAGCGGATACACTAATACAGACAGGATGCTCTAAAGACTATCCCGGCGTTCAGTGGTTTATCTACGAAGACGCTGACGGTAATCGCTATTCAACAAAAGATCCTAGATCTTGGAAATGTGGCTTTCGTCGTTACTTAAACCTGTCGATGGAAAAGGAAGCTGGAGACAGGTTTGATCCTGCAATAGTTAATGTAGACTACCAAGATATGTTGGGGCGCAATGAGCCTTGGGGTATGGTGCATCATTCAACTACTATAGGTAAGGCTGTTAGAGTTGGTAGAGATACTGTCCACATCTTTGGAGATGGTCGTACAGGCGATGGTATCTTTACGCTAGGCAGGCAAGAAATACAGTTCCGTATAGAAGAAGAACCTATATGTGGGTTTGTAGACGAGCCTAAATGGTATGGTAGTAATACTCGCATTGATTGCGAAGGCCATACACAAAAGAGCGGTCAAGAGCTTATTTACTATGGGGAAGATGACGATAGGATTGTAACGTGGGAGTTAGGTGTACTTGTATATGCTTCCCACAGAGACTATGGAACAGACGTACCTATAGAGATTCTTGAAGAGTGGGATGAAGACCATGCCCAGTGGCGCAAATGGGAATATCGCATAGACAAATATAATAAAGTCTACGAAAGATCTGGCGTCTACATAAGATATAAACTAACTAAACTTTATCTTGCACATTGGCACAGCTTAGGGCAATTAAAAGGATTAATAACGGGCTTACCAGTAGATATTACTTTAGGGTACGGCACATCTTATCCAGACACTTGCGGTGTTGCAAACGTAACTACGTATTTTATAGAGAATAAACCTCCTACATCCATGAGCCGCTGTACTCATTACACAGATCTACATGAAATAGGACACAGTGTTGGCCTTGCACACGGCCCAGAAAATCAAGACTACAAAGCCAGTGGCTATATCTTTCCTGACTTTGGACATGGCTGGAATGATATCTGCGGCACTAAAGATGATCTAATGTCGTATGGTTACGAAGGATGGTTTCATTCTAATTCTAAATTATACTGCGATGAGGTCTTTAATATGTCCTATAAGGGCGTATTAGCAGGCGGCATAGAGTGGTCAGACACTGCTCATGCCCTTAATAGAGTTAGGTATAATGTGTCGTTGATTCACGACGAGAACAAATACGTAGATCCAGACTCTAGGCTACAGCCTATGATGTCTACATCTAGGCGTATTGAAATAGAAGTTATAGACTAGCAGGGTTTACTAACGTCCATTGCAGACGCAATCAACCCACCTGTACTAGCCCTATGGCGAGCCGTCTCCTTTGCAATACCTTTGGGTTGCTTTGAAAATTGCTTGCCTTTTTTTGTGTCTTCTCTTTTCTTTGCAGACGTTGCGGCGTACTCTGCTGATGACAAAGACTCTCTAGCACTCTTAGGAAGATAGCGTTCACCTGTAGCCTGTGGCCCCTGTGTAGAAGGCTTACCAGACTTAGTACCCCAATCTTCTTTTGTCCAATCCTTTAGGGACTGCTGAGACTTTTTAAGTGCCATACAAATTCCTCTTATATAATTTTATGTAGAACTTAGCTTTACGTGTAACCACCGCCTGCGTCTTTGTATTGCTTGGCAAGAAATTGGGCTTTACGCGCAGACCACTGCCCCGCCTTACCGCCTTTACTACCCGCTTTAATTTTGTTAAACAAACGCTTACGCATTTCTGGCTTAGTGTAGTTCCCTGCTTCATTAACTTTACTTCCTTGGTTATACATTTGTCGTTCTAAATCAAAGATACTTTTCATTTAATCTCCCGGTGGAAAGCCCAACATCTTTTCATTTGAAATTATCCAAGACTTTGGTATTGCAATTTCTGCATCGCCTTGAACAGCTACCCCATCTTCAACAAGAAAGTGTGGGCATATAATAATAGTATTTTTATCTTCGTGTACAATAATTCCGCATGAGACTGCTAAGGCTGAAGTAATCTTCTTTAGTTCTTCTATGTCCCTCCAGCCCACGTTAGAGCCTCCAGAGGCGTCACGCCATACGATCTTATGTATCGTTACCACTTGACCTTATCAGCCCAATAAGCCGCAGACATCTTTCCGCGCTTGATGTTTCTAGCATGACGGGCTTTGAAGCTCTTGCGCTTGGCCTTCATACGTGCAGATTCACCAGCCTTTGGTTTGCCAGCAGTCTTAGCGCCTTGCTCACCAAAACGAATTATCTTTTCTTTACCGCCTTCACAGGCTTTGACAACATGAGACTTCTTAGGGTGGCTGGGTGTGCGTCGAGGCTTGTTGCAGGCCATCTTCTTCTTGTCAATCTTGCCGCCCTTTGCCATGCGCTCTTTTATTCGCCCCGCATACCGACTGTTGTAATCCTCTAAAGTAGGTAGACCAGTAAACTGTTCATCAGATATTCCTAAATCTTTTGCGCTTCCTAAGCCAATTCTAAATGACGGGCCGCTTCCTTCTGGATTAAAAACTTCTCCAATAGAATGTGCTAGACCATATGCAGAAATGTCATCTGAAAAATATTGACCTGTCCGATCCGCTAAAAATTTTACTTTATCAAGGAAAGATTGTTTAGATATATTGTCATCTCCACTAAAATCAAACTCATCTGCTACTACAACTTTATCACCATCCCTCACTATTTCTGCTTTACCTAAAGTAAACTTTAATGCCTGAAAAGGATCGGTTGCAATTTCAGTTGGTGTTTCCATTTTATATCCAATACGAGAGCCAGCTTCTTTGTTATAATCTCTATAAGAAAGTCCAGATCGTCCACGTTCAATAGCACCTTTGGCAAGATCTTTCAAAGCTTTGTATTCGTCGATTCTCAGAAAATCTTCTTTTAAAACAGGGCTGGAAAATAAACCCGTCACAAAAGTTTTTACAGGCGTAGAGGTTAATAAACTAGCAGGAACTTCTGTGCGCTCTCTAGTAGGCCGCTGACGGCTTTTTGTTGTAAGACTACGGCTTTCTGTAGGTTCGGCCTTTGTTCTCCTAACCGCCGCCGCTCTTATTCCAGATAGCTGTTTAAAGTCGCTACGCTTTGGCTCCTCCCGTAACACGTTATCCTCAAAAGTTTTTACACTACGATCAGGCTTTCCCCTCTGCATAACATCTTTTATTTCACGCCTGCTGGGTTGACGTTGAGCTTGTGACTTAGTTTCTTCTTTTAAAATTAACGTATCGCCAGCACGAATAAAGTCTGGGTTTTCTATATTGTTTAGTTTAACAAGATCAGAAACACTTACTCCAGTTTCTTTAGAGATTTTAGAAAGTGTATCGCCTTTAGCAATTGTGCGTGTTTTCGGTTGTTGAACTTCTTGATTAGAATCAAAAAACTTTTTTACCATTCCAATGAAGCCGCCTTCAGCCGCAGTAAATCTAGGATCAGTTGGATCAAACCTAACTGCTGTGGCAGACTTAAATTGTTCTGGTTGAAACAACACATAAGAATATCCAGACCCTTCAGGCACAGACGGCTCAAAAGCATTTGTGTATCTTATTGAGTCAAAGCCGTAGGACTCTAACCAATCTTTTATTTTTAAACTCAACTGTGCGTTTCGCAGTCCTTCAAGGCTGTCTGTTAAAAAGTTAATTGTGTTTCCATTAATCAAGTCTTGGACAAAAGCACTAGACCCCCTTATCTCTGATCTTAAATCTATATATGCGGGGTCATCTAAAATTTCTTCTACACTAAAGCCCGTTTGATCTGATATTGCCTTAACCCACTGTTGTGGATCAGCATTAAACTCATCAGGAGTCCAACCCTGATCTTTTAGGTCTAAAGGATTTTTTATGTTGACGCGGCCCTTGTTCATCACAACATTGTTAAAGCTTGTTGCAGAACGTAACATTGCCATTTCTTCTACTTCATTTAGCTGAAGCGTTCTAGCAATATCATCAAAAGTATCTTTGTCTAGATCTAACTCAGTAGGATTCCAGCCCATACGAGTAAAAGCCTGTCGCATTGCAAAGAATTTATTAAGACTTTTTTCTGGAATAATTCTTTTCTTTATTGGAAAACCGTCAGCGTCTGCGGCAGTAACAAACTGTGCATCTGAAAGCACCATATCTCTAGCATCCTCACCAAAGATTTTTTGTATTGCCATAAAATTAGCTTGGCCCATGTCACCACCAACGTGAGTAGATATTTCAGCAGGAAAAGGAAAGCGTAAGTCATACTCTCTATCTGCACCAATATCTGTCGCACGGTATACGTAGTCTGTCTCAATAGAATCTTTTAAAAACTCTTGCTCTGCTACATCCCTATTTGTAATTTTTGTTATAGGCTCGTCTTCAACGCCAACCTTTTTAGGCAGACGCGCAGTTACAAACCTTTTATATTCAGGAAGAGTTTTAATATTTTTTACTACGTTTTCTGCCGCTGTTTGTATAGCAGTTTCTGACAGCAAACGAGCCTCTTTTTTTGCAGAGATTATGTCTTTGTAATATTCAACAACGGCTTGGTCGGCTTCTTCTAGTTCTACGTCTTTGTCTGCAACTTTATAATATCTAGCATAACGTAACTCAGGAAGTTGGCCCACCAGCATTTCATCTAAACTATTATAAATAGCCCCATCAGGGTCAATGCTTTTTTCTTTATTAGAAAACTTAGGGCTTTCTCCTGTAATTAAAGAGCGCACAACTTTTTGAGCGTACTCAACTTGATCATTGTTTGTAAAAGGTACGGCTTCATTAATACGAGCAACTGGTGCTTTAATTTGAGTATTAACTTTTTGAGCATCAAACACATTATCTGAAGCTTTGACAATTGTTTTTGCAAATAAAGATGCAAGACTCATTACGCTCTCCTTGCCAGCAAACTTCTAGAAAGGTCTTCTTCGTCCATAAAGGCTTCACCAGCCTGTTCGTTGTAGGGCAGTCCTGTCATCTTATCTATACGCTCGTCAGGTTCTGTAGGAACATTAGGTACATCGTCTACAACGCCGCCTTTACTATATAAAGCTTTACGTTTTGCAAGCGGATTTATATCTTCAATACCCTCTGCTATGCTTTCATCAATTTCCCTAAGCTCTTTTTTGTAATCTTTTATGGCGTCTTCTCCAAAAACTGTAGTGCCTGCGCCATAGCCCGGAACCTTTGTGCCTAAAACTGATGCTAGTTTTCCGCGCCTAAAGATTACAGCGGCATCTCCAAAAGTAGGGCCAAACAACCCAACAATAAGTCCGGGTGTTCCTAAGTAT